CAGTTCCTAAAAACTTTCCACCACCATTAAACATACAATGACCGTCAGTGTCCATTAGTCCTTGTAGTATTGACAGTCTATTTTCAACTGATGAATATTTGTATATTTCTGGAATAAATTTGTTATGGGAACGTGTTTCGTTTAGTTTGAGTCCGTTCAACACACCCCTACCAATTAATTTATTTCCTTTTCTCTGATTTTTAATTTTTTTATTTTCATTCAAACCAAAACTATCAAATAGTTCATCATAATCGTCACAGTGTACTGTAAAAACACAAGATGATTTATTTATATGTCCATCCCCTAAAATCAATCCTAAAAAATAAGGATTAATTGGAAGATTGTCGTTACGTTCAAATTGAATCGGTTCTACAATAGGAATTTGCCATTTATTGTTACTATTTGGTGATTTGTAATAAGTTTCAATCTCATATTCCTTATCTTTATTATAATCAATACCTTTAACTTTAATTTTACCACCCTCATACATTTGCTTTGTCGAAAGAACTAAAGATTTTTTTCGTCTACCGTTTTTCGTGTTTTTACCATAATTAGGTGATAAAACTGACCATAAATGTTCGTCTCCCGTTAAAATTGAAAATCCATCATTAAATGTTATTCTATAAGTTTCTTTTACACCTTGTGGAAATACACCAATCACATTATGAGGTTTGCCATCACTACCAATAACCTTATCCCCAACTTTAATATCCCCAATATTTTTTCTACCAAATGGGGTAAATATCCTGTTATTTTTTGGTTCGCATTTCCCGAGTCCCATATCATCAGCAAGAATATATTTTTTGTTTTTCAACAATTCTTCAATGGCGGTCTTCTGGTGGTCAAGTGGGGGGCGATGTGAATACTTTGAATAATCCACCTCGGCAATTTCAACTTTGTTGTCCTTAATGATTGCTGCTTTTGGAATCCACAAGTCTGAAAGTTCATCGTTTTCAAAGAACTTACCCCAGATATGGTATGCTTTGTCTTTTTCTGTTAAAAGTTTTTCAATCCACATCTTTTCTGGGATGTTCATCAAAAATCTTTCATCGGCAATTTTGTTTGCAAAGTAGGTGTCAAGAACTACCCACTTCTTAGCTACCATAGGAACTTTATCGTGGTTTAATAAAATGTATTCAGCTTGACTTCTTGTCGGATAAAACTTTGAGTTTTTTTCCAGCTTGAGTTTTAAACCCAAAAGATAATTGTTTGCACCAGCATAATTTTCTAACAACAAAAGTGTTTTAGATTCAATTGGTAATTCAGGACTCATCATTTAACTTGAACGTATTTTCTGGAGCTCCAATACTCCTCCCCCCCGTAATCAACAAATATTTCTTCTCCCTTTTTAATATTTTTTGTTGAAACGAAATCCACGGTAAAGGTTTTTTTATTGCTGAAAAAATAACTATTTGGTTCATTAGAATGATTATAAAATGAACCATAACCCATTGCCATAACGTAAAACAATCTTTTTTCGTTTTCTGTCCACCAAAATCTGAAATCTGCAAAGAGTTCATTTTTTTCATCAATATCAAGCCGGAGCAAGGGACATTTTTCAATTATTTCCCCCTGGAGAATATCCTGTGCGGCAAATACACCAAGCCCATGAATTGGACTTGGATGTACAAAAACTTTAGGTGGGTTTTTATCAAACATACTTTATCACAAATATATCACCTCAGCAGGTATTTATCAATAAATCAGTTATGGCAGAGAAGTTAGTCCCAATTACTAGATTAGGTAAATTCTTCGGGGGGGAAGATTACTCCCTTGATTTATCTATGGGCCAGGAGTGGCTTGAGGGGGATATGAACTTCACCGTTATTTTGTATAGAATTGACAGATACAAAACTCGTATTGATGATGTTTACGGAGAATCTCCCGAAGGAGGTATTCAATTTTTGGCTCCCGTTGAAATTAAAGGGTTTGTTCAAATCTTGGCACCCACAGGTCAAAGGCTTGGCACTTCACGAATCGAACAGAACGAACCTGGTAATATGCGTTTTTCTGTTTACCAGTCTTACCTTGATGAATTGGGGGTTGATATCGCTTATGGTGATTATCTTGGTTACTACGAAACTGAAAGCAAAGTTCGTTACTACACTGTCTCTGATGATGGTCGTGTGGTATCTGACAATAAACACACATATGGTGGTTACAAGCCGTTTTACAGAACTGTTATTGCTGTACCTTCATCACAAAATGAATTCTTTGGAACCTAATGGCATTACCTAAAGTACCCATTTTCAAACAACAAGTGAAACCTAATATCAATTTGGTTCCACCAAAAATTCTTTCTGCCAGAAGAGAACAGCTTCTTCAGTTTATAAATGAAGATGGAACTTATCTTCCTCAGAGTGTATTGCATGCTGATTTAGACGGGGGAATGTTGGAATTTGTTCAAACCTCATTAAAGACTACCGTATCCGGAAAAGACATTAGTGTTGTTGATAAAATTATCACAAACCAAAGATGGTCCCAGTTTACTGAAACTTGGAATTTCGTTGACCAAGATTTCAACGTTCAGTTACCATTTATTACTGTTGTTCGTCAACCTGAGGTAAAATATGGTAGTAACCCTTCCCTTCAATATACTATTCCAGTTAGAAAACAATTTTATTATGCTAAAGTCCCTACTTGGAATGGAAACCAAAAGGGGTACGATATTTACACCATACCTCAACCTGTTCCGGTAGATATCAATTATAGCGTGAAAATTCTTTGCAATAGAATGCGTGAGCTGAACACATTCAACAAAAACGTATTGCAAACTTTTTCTTCTCGTCAAGCCTATACCTTCATCAAAGGACAATATGTGCCAATTATTATGAATAACATTTCTGATGAATCTGTTATTGATGTTGATAAAAGAAACTATTACATCCAAAGTTACGAGTTTACCATGCTCGGCTATCTTATTGATGAAGAGGAATTTGAAGTAAAGCCAGCAATTTCCCGTGTTGTTCAGCTTTTTGAAGTTGATAGTCAAGTTCCTGTTGGTCGTAGAGCTGAAATAACTCCTCCTAATCCTGATGAATTTACTTATAATTTATTTTACACCTCGGGAAATACTTCAATTCTTGACGATAAAGTTGATTATCGAATTAATTTAAGTTTGGTAAGCACTTTGAATGTCGATACCTATGATGTATACATCAATAATGATTATTATGGTCAAGATGTTTCAATTATTCAGCTTAACACTGGAGATTTATTGAGAGTAGAAATTACCAAAGAAACCCCAGGCGAAGAAGCCAATATTGAGTTTCAAGCAAAGCTTGTTTAATTCTCTCCATAGATATCTTTTTGCTTTTTACAATTGTCTAAAATTAATTTTTCTAGGAATTTGTAAATCTTTAATCCATGGTCATCACAATACTCTTTTAGCACTTGATGGGTGGTTTCTGAAATTTTCAGGTTCTTAATCTTCTTGGGGGCACTTTTCATAAGGCAGAAAAAAAGCAGAAAAAAAACATACTGCTTACTAATACATAGATAAAAGTCAAGTTTTTTGTGTTTAAATCAAATATTTATCATAAAAATAAAACCGAATAAGAAAAATTAAAAAATGTTTTTTCAAGTAACATCTCAAGCAAACCAAAAAGTTTTTGTATCCCCAGGGGTTTATACATCAGAAACTGATTTATCGTTTGTTGCTCAAAGTGTTGGTGTAACAACTTTGGGTTTAGTAGGCGAAACACAAAAAGGTCCTGCCTTTGAACCAATTTTCATCACCAATTTTGATGAGTTCCAAACTTTTTTTGGTGGTACTATACCAACCAAATTTATAAACACACAAATTCCAAAGTACGAAGCTGCTTACATAGCCAAAGCTTATTTGCAACAATCTAACCAATTGTTCGTAACTCGTATTCTAGGTCTTTCCGGTTACGATGCTGGACCTTCTTGGAGTTTGCAAGCTATCGCTAATGTTGATGGCACCACTGTTGGTATTAACACAAGTGTCTCTGCAGTTACTTACACGGTAACTTTTTCGGGTAATACCTCTGGTTCTACTCTTAATTTTGGTAGTGGGTTACCTCCGGTTATTTTTAATTCACTCCCAACACAATACACATTGAATGATGGTTCAACATCTACCTACAATGCTGACTTATTCGGATTTATGATTGATATTTCGGGGGATACAACTATTTCTGCGACAACAGTTAATGTATATGGCTCGATTCCAACAACAGGTTATACAATTTTAGATAATGCTTTTGCAAATGTTGAAAACATTTTTGGCTGTGATAATTTAAGTCTTGATTCTGCTGATTTAACTGCTGGAACTAACGACCCTTGGTATTATGCAACATTTGATGTTACAGGTAACACTAATGGCTACTCTGGATATTCATGGTATTATGATGTTACAAACTTTGTGACGGGTGCTTCTGGTTCTTTTACCGGCACAATTACTGGTGTCTCTTACACCTACTCGGGTACAGCTTATACCGAATGGAATAATTTAATTCTAGCTACTGTGCGTTCTCGTGGTATTTCTGTTTACAGCTCAAGTGAGCATGGACCACAATACCAAGTAACAGGTTTAACTGATTTAAATTTAATTTGTACTGGGGCTTACTCTGGTATTTCTCAAAGTCCTTTTGCTACATTCCAATTAAGTGGTGTAACATATGAAGGGAATACGTTTACTTTTGACACATCGTTTGACTCTACTAATGCGAACTACATCACTAAAGTATTGGGTATTACTAACTTCTCTAAACCAAGACAAGAAGTTCCAATCTATGTTGAGGAATCTTATCTTGGTATGTTGAACTACGGATACAACAAAGGATATGTTCGTGGTATTAAGTGTGATATGATTGCACTTCCAGAAGCTCGTGATAAGGCTTCTACAACTTCTATTGCTTGGTTCCTTGACCAATATCAAACTCCAAAGACACCTTTCTTTGTATCAGAATTGCGTGGTAATAAAGTTTATAACTTGTTTAGATTTGTTGCAATTAGTGATGGTAACACAGCAAATACCGAAGTTAAGGTTTCAATTGCAAACATTTCATTCAATAACGGCACATTTGATGTGTTAGTGAGAAACTTCTTCGATACTGATGCGAATCCAGTTGTATATGAAAAATACACAAACTGTACTATGGACCCATCACAAAATAGCTTTGTTGCTAAAAAAATTGGTTCATCAGACGGTGAGTACCCTCTTAACTCAGCATACCTTATGGTTGAGCTCTCTGATGAATATCCTGTTGATGCGCTTCCTTGTGGTTTCTACGGACTAGAAGAGAGAGTATATGAAAGCGCAACGAACCCTTCTCCATTCCCTATTATCAAAACACAATACTACTTCCCTGGTGAAACAATTTATGACCCACCATTCGGAACAAGCGCTGGTGGTGCAAATATCGTTACATCATCTGGTGACATTGTAAGAAGAACATATTTGGGAATTTCATCACAATTTGGAATTGACACAGATTTACTTCAATACAAAGGAAAGAAGAACCCCGTAGCTAACTGGGATGTTGCAACAACTTCAGAACCTTGGAACTACCAAACAAAAGGTTTTCACATGGATTCTGGTGCAACAGTTGTGACAATTTCTAATTCCCAAGTAACTAGTGGAACTCCAGCATTTGATTGTGGTGTTGCAAGTTTTGACTCCGAACCTACTTCACAGGCTAGTCCATACTACTTCATTTACTCAAGAAAATTCACTTGTGTACTCCAAGGAGGTTTTGACGGATGGGACATCTACAGAGAATTTAGAACAAACCAAGACAGATTTGCTCTTGGAGCTTCAGGATACTTGCAGGGTTCAACCCAAACACAACGTTACCCAACAGCTTCTGGAGATGGAACTTTCAAAAGAATTGTTGTTGAAAACAACACTCAAGACTTTGCTAACACTGACTACTACGCATATTTGTTAGGTCAATTGACATTCAATAATCCTGAATCCACGAACATCAATGTTTTTGCTACTCCAGGTATTGACTATGTAAATAACTCAAATCTTTGTGAGTTGGCAATAGGAATGGTCGAAAATGAAAGAGCTGATGCGGTTTACATTGTAACTACTCCAGATTATAACATGTATATTCCTGACGGGACTTCGCAATACGAAATTATCTACCCGCAGGCAGCTGTTGACAATTTGGACGGCACAGGCATAGATTCTTCGTATACGGCAACTTACTATCCTTGGATTCTTGAACGAGATACGGTCAACAATACTCAAATTTACATCCCACCAACTGGTCAAGTTTGTAGAAACCTTGCGCTGACTGATAACATTTCTTTCCCATGGTTTGCTTCGGCTGGTTACACGAGAGGTCTTGTTAATTCTGTTAAAGCTAGATTGAAACTAACTCAAGAAGATAGAGATACATTGTATCAAGGTAGAATTAACCCTATTGCGACTTTCTCGGATGTTGGTACAGTAATTTGGGGTAACAAAACTCTCCAAATCAGAGATACAGCACTTAATCGTTTGAATGTAAGAAGATTGTTATTGCAAGCTAGAAAGTTGATTTCTGCTGTTGCTGTCAGATTACTCTTCGAACAAAACGATGAGATTGTAAGACAACAGTTCTTGGACTCTGTAAACCCAATCTTGGATGCTATCAGAAGA